CGGTGGCACTATGCAGCCGCGAGAATTTCTTGGGGTACCACTCGCATGTCCCGCTAAATACGAAGGCTGCTGTACCTGGTGTGAATGTGGTCACAGACCGAGCATCAAACGTACCGTTCGTAATCGACACCGTAGACGACCCAAGATCGGTCTCCCCGGCACCGGCTAGCGTGATATCCCCACCATCGTCCATGGTGACGTTATGCGCGCCGAAATCGAGCTTACTGGTATAGCCCGCCTCGACCGAGAGATTGCCGAGCGCCCACGCGGCGGTCAGTGTGCAAGCGTTGCCGTCGCCGGCCGCGCCAAACGTGGCATCGTCGCCAGTCCCGGGCACGCCCTCGGGAGACCAATTCGTAGATACAGTTGGATCGGAGGAGGTTGTCCCCAACCAGTTGTAGGCCGTCACATCGCTCACCGAGGCCGCATCCGCCGGCCTCTATCCGCCTCGGAAACGCCAGCAGCAACCCGGATGCAGTTGCCCTTCGGCCGCTAAGCCTAGCTGGCGTGTAGACTCCTCACGACTTAAACAAACCGTCATCGTCCGTGGTGGTGAAATTCAGCATCCGTAACGGCCCGGACCTAAACGCTATACAACCTGTAACTATCGTAACGCTTTTCAAGTAGGCGGTACCTTCCGACGGAAGGCAGAGCCTGGTATACCGGTCTTTGCCCGGCGATATCAGCACGTCCGCGCCGTCTGTTGGCACAGTCCCACAGTCCCAATTCGTCGGGTCGTCCCACTCGTTTCCGGGCAACGGAACGTCCCACATACTCTTATTTGGGTGCGGATACGGCACCGACGGACCAATCCACCGGTGCGTGTACGGCTTCGGCGTTATCGCTGCTTTGATCGCGGAGACGGGCGTTAACACCACCGCCGCGATGCCAGCCAGAAAAGATCGTCGTTTCATGGACTCACCTTATGTCGGCGTGGCTGGGTTGCTGTAACACCGCAAATCGGCCGAGACGAGCACTTTAGTCGTGCAATCGGCCGGCAAGACGGACGGCACCTGCCCATCGACGGCCAACTCCGCCGCCTGAATGCCGGCGATCGCCTCGATATTTGCCTTGAGCGTCTGGTAATCGCCTCGCGTCACCGCCGGGGCAAGTGTCAGCAGGACACAAGCCAACTTCTGATCGGCGACCACGTCAATTTGCGAGGTCTTCCTCGCCCCCTTGTTGATCGCCTGGAATAGTTGCTCGTCGGCGGTCGGAATCGTGATGGTTTTCATCGCATCTCCTAGTTAGATATCGCAACGACTGTCGCGATAGCAGCCACTGTCGTTGCTACACAAGCAGCCGACGCAATCAGGACTCCGATCAGCTGCCATGTTGAATTAGTTCGCTTTTTCAAATCCGTTTCCACGTTGTCAATCTTCGTATCATGCACGGCCACTGTCTTGATTAGCCCAGGCTGGCCGTTTCCTCGCAACAACACAATCACCTCGTCAAGTCGCTTGTTGTTCGTGTTTGTTGCTGCAGTCAGTGTGGCAGTCTTCTCCACCTGCTCCGTAATTCGTGCGTGCAAAACATCAAAATCGCCCCTAGTGACATCACCCATGCCAATTTCCTCGATAGCTGCTGAGTCTAACCAATCACGCCTAGTCGTCCAGTTCCTTCGCTGCCTCTGCAATGGCGTCTACGTCTCGCTGTGCGTCTTCGCTGGCTCTTGCTATCTCTGTCTTCGCCCTCGCTTCCTCTTCGGCGGCCACAGCCTTTGCTTCCCGCACTTTCGATGCCGCCGCACGAGCCGCCACGCTATGCGGCATGGGCGGCTTTGGGTCTGCCACAGCAGGCATTGGCGGTGGCTTGATTGCTGCCATGATGTCCTGTGCAAGCGGCTCGGCAATCGGCCTGGCTTTCTCGACAGCCTTCTCAACGTCCTCTGCGGTAACTGCCCCGGTCTGCTGGTAGTTTTTCCACAATAGATAAATAACGATTATCAGCAGAATGATCCATGGCAGCCACCGCTCCAGGGCTGTCGTCCAATGAGTCGCCGTGTTCGCCTCGTTGGTTATTGCGTTCTGCTCGATTGAAACAAGTTTCTCCTCGATGGCCTGTTTCTCCCTCTCTGATGCCTCTTCCTCCGCTTGCTTCCTCTGTTCGTCCAGCTTGGCCGCAGCACCTTCCGCCGCTTCCCTTGCCTTAGCTGCCTCCTCTTGCGCGGCCTGCACTGCTTTGGCTGCCTCCTCCTGCAAAATCGCAAACTGCGTCGAAACAAGCGTACTGTCAGCATTCGGGGTTGTTTCTGCCGGTACACCACCTGGTGCCCTGGGTGCTGCATTCGGGTCATTCTCGCTTCCGCCCAGCAAGCCGAATCGACCTCCAAGTAACCCTCCACCAAGCTGGCCATTACCTGGACACGCATCAGCAACTAGGGATAACTCGACATCAATCAGGTCCTTCGTGAATGCCCCGAGACTCCTCACAGTTGTCTCTACCGTGTTCGCATAGGTGCGATTGCTGCCGATGTTGGTCGTTTGCAAACACCCTATCAGTCTTCCGTCAAGCGTAAACACAGGCCCACCGGAATCACCACTGATAGAATATGGGGTTACCCCTATTCGCCCGTTCGTCGTCACGCTGACTACTTTCCCACGGTGCCAATACAGCTTCGCTGGGGATTTGCCGTATCCAGCCTTCCAAACATACTCGCCCTTTTTCGGCGTGACGCCAATTCGCACACCGCGAATACTCGCCTCAACAGGCCGCTCGATCCGCAGATAGGACGCATCAAACTCCTTCGATCTGCCAACAACTCGATATTTGTACTCACCACCGCCGAAGAAATCGACCGTGCCAGTCTGTGAATCATTTGTAACATGGTCCGCCGTCAGAATCAGGCAGCCACCGAGATAGCACCCTGAACCCCTGCTTCCGTCCGATGCTTCCACCCTGCATATATTTGGCTGCTGATGTCTCAGCACTTCCGGCAATGCCGCCCTGGCTATTGCAGCACTCACGAACATGACCGTTACCACAATGCCAATTGTCAATAGCGTCGTGACGATATGCTTGCGTGTCAATCTCATAATGTCACCTTTTGCCCGTCTTCTATTCTTATCGGCAACGCTGGTGGTAGCCTAATTTCACTAATGCCGATTCTCACAAATACGCGCAGCTCGGCATTTTCAGCAATAGACAACGCCTCACGCATTGCGACCACCGCGTTTTCCAATGCGACTCTCGCATCGTACTGCTCGCTAGCCTTGTCGATAAACTCTGTCTTGTCCACTGCTGCTATTCCGTAGTCGGCAATGTGTCACTTGCCCGAATCGTTTGGACCACGCGACGCATCTCTCTGCCCTTGATGTCCGGAGTAGTCCGCACCGTAACCACCTGCTTCAGGTTGGACAATGGGCTAGGCAAATCTATCATTTTTCCAAGCCAGAGAATGCTTCCGTCGGTTATGTCCCTGTCTACGATGAGCGTCGTATCAATCGCGACCGTAACGCCCCGGTTATTCACCGTCTCGTCCCTGGTGTTGATGTGGCGGACGCTTATTTCCACGGGCGTTCCAGAAACAGTGGCAACGCCCTCATTGTCGTAATAGCCCGTAGCCTCCCAGAGAACAGCCTTCTGGTGCAAACAATCAGTCTCTACTGCCGGCATCAGTCTCTGTCCTTGTAGTCAGTTTGCTCACTGGGAGGCCGTCCGAGCCACACCCCACTAGCTTTGGGCCTTGGAGTCGAATCGAGTTGGGTCAGCGTGCCTGTAACGTCTAGTCGTTTTGCGGTCTGTCCCCACAGAGTCGAATCAAGGCCCATGTCCGTCTTGCCCTGGAATACCGCGCTTGCCCCGTCCGTTCTCTTGGAGTGGTATTGCAAGTCGCGATGGGCGTAGAAATGCGCCGCGAGATTCTCCTCAATCTTCTTTGTCAGAGCGTCCGTTAATACACTCCCGGAATCTTGCGATACCACATAGTCCGTCAGGGCGTTCGCCGTGTCAATAAACGGGTCCACGCTCAAATCCGGATCGGTACTGATAATCGCTCTGACTTCAGATTGTGAAGTTCTCCACGCCATCGCATCATGCCTCCGCTAGGGCTTCCTGGATGGCCTGAAGAATCTCTGGCTTCCGAGTGCATCCATCAATGAGAATGCCTTCGTCAGCGGCAAATGTCTTTAATTCAGCTACGGTGAATTCCCCAAACTCTGCCAGGAATTCATCCGAAAAGGAATTGGTTGCTTCGCCCAGCTCAGCCTCTTCGCTGCTAATCAGCCGGAATTTGTCACTCCCGAATAACCGGTCAAGCGGCTTCTCGGTGACAATGATATCTTTCAGCCCAGGACGCAGCTTTCCATGTCCATCTCTCGCGCCGTAGACGGTCTTGTTTTCGCCATCGCCCTCTTCGTACTTGCCGCTCAGAATGCGGTACTGTCGCAACTTAGCCATTGCTTACTCCTTGGGCCCTGTTGTCACACGAAATAAGCCCCCCGGCGATGCGCAACAGGGGCACACACCGCCGGGAGGAGCCCAAGAAGACTACGCAGTAGTCGCGTGCATGATGCCGCAGTTGTTGTTGTAGTCGTCGCGAATTTGCGGCACTTGGATTGCCATGACCTTATAGTTGATCTGCATTCCGCCGCGAGTCTCCCAACGCAACGTGGTTATGTCCATGCCATTGATGGCTCGTGCCACGTCGGCCGTCATCTGGACGAGAATCAGGGTAAACGTACTAGTCAGGAAATCCAGTTGTCGCACGTCGCTGATAGAGTCGATCTTCTTCAGCCGGTCCCGAAGCGTATTGTCGCCCTTGTTCGCCGAATAATCGGCGTCCATGAATGGAGCCCAATCCGTCGAATGGTACATCATGAACGGACCATAGAATCCGTCGTCGTTCAGCGTCTTAATCATGCCCAAGACTTCGGACACGGTCGTGGCGTTCGTGCTGACTCCCGTAGGTGTCGTTACGTCAGTCTTCGTGTTACGCGCCGGATGGGTCGTGTACCCATAGACCTTCGACGTTTGGCTGTACGCAGTGCTCACGCCATACGCATACGGCGTCACCGTGCCAATGACCGACTTTTCGATCTGCTCAGCCACACGCCGCCCAGCGGCCTCGGCCGTGGTTGTGTCCAATGGCGAGCCCATGTTTCTCGACTGCATCAAGGTACGATGCTTGATGAAGAAATCCGCATGCGTAATCGGCAGCGGCATTCCCTCCAGCTTGTACAACGGTGCATCGTTGCGACCCTCGGTCGTGCCGTGCATGTCGACCATCGCCTCACCCGGATCACTTTGCGTTTCGTGTTCCAGGATCGTCTTGGACATGCCATCGAATCCGCCATAGGAATTTGCACTGGCCAAATCCGTCCACGCTCGCAATCGCTGACGGGTAGCCATGACAACCGCTTCATCGAATTTGATCCACTCATCCTTACGCAAGGACGTTGCATTCGTCACGTCCATGGGAATGTCAAATCCATGATGCCGTGCATCGTTCACCGTTACCGTGCGGTATTCCGGCTTGCTCTTGCCAGTTTTGTTGTCGACAAGCTGCCGGCCCGTCTTTACCGTCACGTACGCTTTTCCATCACGACCAACAAATGGACGCAGCAATCGCGGCTCGAACCGATATTGGTTATGGAACCGCTCGCCAACGTCGCCAACTCCCTGGCCGTTGATGATGAAATCAGATGTAAACATGTGTTTCTCCTCGTATGTCAGTTACTTGCACACTTGGCAAGACATTAGTATCCCGTGTATTCACAGAGCAGCAGCTGCTCCGACGTCGGATTGGTTGATGTCTCCAGGCACTCGAACGGCTCGGCCTCAGGTGAGCCCGTCGTAGCAATCAACTTGCCCGTGGTCGTTTGCGCTATGAACAAATCGCCGATTGCGTGATCGTCACCAGTACCGGACACATCGGCCACCCGCATGTTGAATTGCTCGCCTGGTGCCGGGCAATACAGGAAGCACGTCTCGCCTCCAGAATAGGCATCGTCGTAGTTCTTCCCTTGCAATTCGTCTTCGATCAGAATGGCAATAGTAACCCGGATTCCGTCATCGCCCTCGTTCAGGCGATCCAATACGTCGGTGTAAGTGAATTTGCCATTCACCATTTCCGTGCTGCCTTTTCGCACCATTAGGGTGCCAGGCTTCGGCGTGATCGAGGAATCCACAATCCCCTCAATGAACACCCCCTTGGGGTAAGCCGTGGCAATGATTTTGTCGCCAGTCATATCTCAATCCCTTCCGGATTAGTATCCAGTGTATTCCGACAGTAGCAGCGTGTCCGCTACTGGATTGGTTGATGTTTCGATGCACTCGAACGGCTCGGATTCCGGCGTTCCAGTCGTAGCAATCAACTTGCCAGTCCCCGAGTCGACAATCTGCATATCACCGATCGCCTTGCTGTCGCCGGTACCTGCAACGTCCTGATATCGCATGTTCAGTTTCTCGCCCATGACGGGAACATAAAGGTAGCACGTAGACCCAGCCTCGTAGGCGTCGTCATAAGTCCTGCCTTGCAATTCGTCTTCGAGTAGCACCGCAACAAGCCGACGGTTCCCGTCAGTGCCCGGTGCGTAAACAGTCCACTCGTACCGTCCGTTCACCGGCTCCGTGGCAGCGGACTTCATCATCACGACACCCGGCTTCGGGGTCTGCCCGGAAGCCAGAAAGCCTTCCTTAAATACCCCCTTGGGCTCTGCCGAAGCAATGATCTTCGTGCCTGTCATAGTGTGTTCTCCTTATTCCAATGCCTTATACGCACTGGCTTGCTTGCGTGTGTTGACTACTCGCCTGCTTCACCAGGCAACAGCAAGTGGTCCTCCGACGCCTGATCCATGCCAGGTCGGCCCATGTTGTCCACTGCTGACGCCCCAATAAAGTGCTGTTGCGGCGGTTCTTCCTTCGGCGCAAGCGATGCCAATACAGTCAATTCGTCGAGGCTCTTGGAATTGAGCACCTTCGCCACCGATTCTTTCTTGTCGTCGCCGACGTTTCCAATCAGCTTCTCGACAATGGCATCTTTCTCTCGCTGCTCAAGAACCTGAGCATGGCGGAATGTGTTCTGCACGCTTTCCGGAGCCGATTCAAGCCATTCGTTTTCGGTCATTGGCTTGCTTGCTTTCTTCTCGTCCATCTCTTCCTCTGTGTTTGTCGCGTTCTCCACCGGCTCCTTCGGCACGGTAGCCCATGTTTTCTTGTCGGCGTCATACGTGTGCCGATTTCCATCCGCGTCCTCGAATCCTTCCTTTGCGGCGTTCGCAACCAAGGACTCTTCCGCGACTTTCTCGACTGCCTTGACAGCGTTGGTAAGCATCGCATCATTCAAATCCATCAGATCAGAACGATTCGTCTCGTCGTAGCAGCAAGAGTTTTCAATCAAGCTGTCGACCATCTCAAGACGTTTCTCATCACTCAGGGACATAGTGTCACCCTCCGAATTCAGCATTTTTCCGTTTACAGGCTTCCACCTGACTACCTTGATTACTTCCGTTGGCAAATCGCCAGACAGCACGACCTTTTCGCGAGTTCGCGTGTAGGGCAAAGAGAAGTATCGCTCCTTGCGAAGGAAGACCACGCGGTTCTGGAATAAGTCCTCCAGGTACACCGTGTCCAATCCGGCGCCAGTACTAAACCGATCCCGAAGCTGCTGCCTCAGCACATCCTTGATCGTGTCTATCGATAACTCGTTCCCTACTGTGGTTTTCGTGGGCCCCGCACTTGCACCACTGCCATCCTCCGCTTGTTCATTCATCAGTACCCCGCATCCGTCCTTAATGGAACATGCTCCTACTTGGTCCGGCAGAATCGCCAGGTGATCCGGCTCGTAATTCCGCGCTATGTACGTGTAGACATCCCCTGTTGGTGTCGCGCCTGGAGCGTGCTCATTCTCGGTCATGAGCCCAGTAGATAATTCGATTGGACGGCGGTCTTGAAGCGATGTAAGAATTCGCTTGTCGACTTTGGAAGTCTGGTCGACCGCAAACCACCCTTCAGCCTTGAGGTGACCGCGACCATCGATCGAGGCGTTGCGAATGTGACCTATCCCGAATTCATCCAGGACGCCATCCGTCTTAACAGAGACCGACTCACCGTTAACAGTCGGATGATTGACGACGAGAGGCACGCCGTTCCACGATTCGCGGCTCTTGGCTATTTCGTCCGCCGGGTAATACAGCGGACCAGCACTACCATTGAGCACGCCCGGTACAATCAGCGTTAGAGGGGCAACTAGATATTCCGTGCCGTTGTCACTGCGGAATTCGGCCTTGCCCACAAAGTTGAGTGTGAGGTTTTCCATGCGCCGAAGATAAACGTGTCAGTTATCTTCAGGCAAGCAGAGTGCATGGTTTCTCACCCCTGGGGTGGCTACTCCCCACTAGATAGCAACCGGACCCATCGGTAGTGCGTTTTCCGATGGAAATACTCACAGACAATCGTCTGTCCGGTCCCAGCAAGATTACGCCTCGCCCTGTAGATCACGCTACGTAACGTGACGTTTGACATGTCCGGCTTTTCGAGGGCCTCGCGAATTTCGTCCTTCGTGTGAGGCAGCCCATCCGATAATAGCTCTAGGACTATTTGTTGAGGTACTGATAGATTGGTCATTTCTTCCGCCCCCGTGCCGGAGAGACAAATTTCCTGGGCCGCTTCGCCGCTATTGGCGTATCAACACCAGCCCAACTCGTCCGGCGTTTCTGCTGGGCAATCGTTCGCTTGCTGCGTTGCGGTATTTCTGCCGCCAAGGAGGCACTAATAGACTTGGCTATCGAGGACTTACTGCGTTTCTGGCCAGACTGGTTTTCACCCACGTTGGCTGGGGTCCACGCACACCGACAGTTTGGGTGGCGCGGTATCTTGCCCCTCGCTTCCTTCAGTGTGACCACTATTCCATCAAGAGGTTTGCATAGAGTGCAGTTATGCACCAATAGGCCATTCGCGAAGAATTCCGGCTCGTCCTCAACCTGTATGTCATACACCGCTATTGCCTTTCTGGCCAGCCGATGATATAGTACGGTTATATCACTCAGGAGCGGTCGCCCATGCCATTTCAGTTTGCTTGCAGCATATGCAACCAATCGTTCGCCAGACACACGCAGTCGCTCAAAGACGGCTGCACAAATGTATTTTGCTCTAGAGCGTGCTACTTTGAGAGCCGAAAAAATGGCGGAGACCGTGCTTGCCCAACATGCGGAAAGCTTGTCCACAGGAGTAAACGAAACACTCGCCAATTCTGCTGCAGGGAATGCTACGACGCCAGCAGGCAAAAGGTCGTCGTCACCAAGACTTGTGTCGGCTGTGGCTCCAACTTCACCATCAACAAGAGTGTTCAACACAGATACAACTACTGCTCTATCGCGTGCAAGAGGGAGCATATGGCCGGCGAATGGCGCGCGTGCCAAACATGCGGCACTCGCTTTTGGCACAAAGGCTCCGACATTGCGCGTGGACTTGACAGGAAGCATTGCTCCGAGGAATGCAGAAGACCTCCTGACTACATTAAGTGCGACACTTGTGGGAAACGCTTTCGCAGATGCCCTTCCCAGACAGACAAGCGGTTTTGCAGCCTGGCGTGCTATAGACGTTCCACTTCGGAAACAACGATAGAGCGTGATGTGCGACTTTCTCTTGATAACCTCGGCATTGAATATATCAAGGAAGCTGCCCTTGGTAGATACGCGATTGACTTTCTCTTGGAGTCCCCAAGGATAGCCCTCGAAGTCGACGGTGACTACTGGCACAGGGACCCATCCAAAGACGCAAGAAAAGATGCCTACCTCACCAGCAATGGGTGGACTGTTGTGCGAATAAGAGAGTCTGAAATCAAAAACGCTGTCGATCTTGACGCCCTCGTCTTTGAACGACTCCAACGTGTCGCCCACGGATAGTGCATCGGCCGGAATCCAGCCCTGTTTCACGCGATCCCAGAATGGATGATCTGACGTCGCCGTTACGTGATGCTTCCCGGCCGCAATGCTAACCATCTTTCCGCTATAGTCTCTCTTCGTAGCTGCAGTGACCCTCTTGTATCCTTTGCGCGTTAGTACCATCATTCCAGGACGGACAGCCTGAATGGGAATGTCGCCGTCCAGCGTCGTCACCATCGTAAACGCCGGGAAACATACCCTATCGTCTCCAGCAGTACTCCACTCAACCTGCACGCCCACCTCTTCGACGCCTAGCCTCTCCATGGCGTCTAGCTGGCCTTCCGCGTGCGCCCGAATAATCTCGGTCCTGGCAATCAGTTCAGCTCGCCGCCTATTCCCGTTCACAATCGCTGCCATGTCCCTCGCGATCTTGCGTGGGTTGTCACCTTGCACTAATCCGTCAGTCAATGCTCTGCTTAATTTGGTCGCCAAATCACTCGTAGCACCCTTCAGGTCCGTCATCGTCCTGGCGGCCAGGGTCTTCACCTTCTCCTGTTGCACAGGCTGAGCAAAGCTAGAACGAAGGAATTCCTCCCGGGTACCCTGATAGAAGCCAGATACGTCTTCGCCCGTTTGTAAAGCCGCCTTGCGTGTATCATCAAATGCACGACCAGCCCCCTTCCTATAGCCTTCCTCAATGTACTTTTCGAGGAATGCTTCGTCTAAATCCTCGATCTTGATCCCACGCATCTGCGTGTTGAGTTGGTCCTCCAGCCACTGGCGGAATCCCGCCAATTGCTCCGGGGTCGACTGGAATCGGAACCGCTGGTTTCCTGCCAGCAATATAGATTTCGGACCTGCCAGACCAAACGCATCCTCCCTGACGACCAAGTCAAATAGAGCCGCCTTCACCTTCCGGTATCGCCTACGAATATCCGCCTGCGCAACCCGACGCAATGTCTGCGAACGTGTTGGGTCCATCTTCACTGGATTTCTAGCTGCCATGACACGCTGCCTTCACTCGGGATATATCGGATCGCCGTTGTGCCTGCCCCTTGATGGAATTGCCATAGGTAAATGCAACTCCTCATGCACTTCGCCTCGCTCCTCGCGATCCTTCTCGGTCCACCGGGCCTGGATTTCTGCCGTCTTCTGACGTATTTCCTCAGGCGTAGGCATGTACGCCCTAGCGTCCCCAATTTCTTGATTGGAACGAATCACCACACCCCAGAACACTAGCCTCTCTCTCGCACGGGACGTACCGCAACGCATTAGTCGCGATATCTCCTTCAACGTGCTACCCTGCCTGTATAGCTCGCAGAATTCCTCTCTTCGATCACGTATCGCCTTCGGTATCAACATCAAACTCGCCCTCGTCTTCGGCCGGCATGACGTTCTCCAAGTAGCCCTCCGCGACATCGTCCTCTATCTCAAGCACGCCAGTGAGGAAATCCTTCGGATGGAGCAAATTCTCGCCACCGCCCTGCAGATATTTCACCATCGATTCCGTGCGCTTCGCCGCTATGACCGCCCGTTGCTCGTCAGTCAGATTATCCATGCTCGGCCACAGAATCGTGTAGCCGTCACCCGGCTCCGATAATACACCAAACAATATCAGCCTGTCTATCGTTGGTGAAATCACCCGAGGACTCAGGTAATCGTTCTGTCGCTTCGATAATCGTCGATTCCATGCCCGCTCATCCTGGCCGGAAGCCAATTCCCCACGCTCCGAGCCCATGAATATCCGCTTCGGAACACCCAATCGAATACAGATCGCATCTATCTGCACCTGCAAGTGGTCCGACGGGTCCTCCACCTGTGTACGTAAGCTGTTCGCCGACATCCCCAAAAGCATGATGTATCGCTGAAGACCGTTTGCGTAGTTCTCGATCATCGTGCGCATGTCGTCGTTGTCGATATCCACATCGCCGCCGAGCTCCGGATGCGTTTCAAAGCTGATTCCAGGAAATGCCCCCTTGTAATACATCTCAGGCGAAGCACCCAACAGCTTCCGGATATTCAACAGGTAATTGAATACCTGCAATTGCCTCGGTAGCCCAAATAGCTCACTGCTACGCAGATTGTCCGCAATGTGGATGATGCGCGACCAATGCACATTGACTGTAGATTGCGTAGGTGACGCAGAACCGCCAGAAGAATCCAGCGTGCCGTCACCAGTCCCTACGGTAAGAGCATATTGCGTGGGCTGCCCATACCTGGAATTTGATGGGTCGGTTTCATACGCAGTAATCTGGGCCAAGTCCTCAGAAAACGCCCGGAAGAACAGGACATTGTACTCGCCCACCGGCGACGTCGGCATGTCACGCTCGAATCCCTTCACGGGCTCATGCAATGGCAATCCATCATCAATCCCGATCAAAATGACGCCATACGACCCGATGCCGCTCAATACATCAACACGCTGAAGGTAATCCCACACTATCCCGCCGGTTTCACCCTGGTACCAGCTTGATCCAGCGATCTCCCGATTGAGCCCCTCCCAATCACGCTCGAATTCCGTGCTGGTTTGCGGGTTCGCGTCCTCGGTAACCGTCGGCGTCAATAGCCATGATTCCGAAGGGAATATCTCCACGACACGCGAAGCCACACCCTCGCGCAAATACATGTCCCGGTAATTCTGCAACGTGATTGAGTCAGTCGCAGGGTAGCCACACTCATCATTGATGCTGCGGCGAGGGTCGATGTCGTCGCTATCGTTGTAATAGCGACTAATCGAGCGTACTGCATTGGCCAGCATTCTTCGCCTACCAGTATTCTCCGTTGGCTGCGGTTCAGCCTTCTTCGTGCGCCGCACAGCCTTCTTCTTCGCTGACTTCTTTGCCATCCTTCTGCCCTCGTAAATGGTTTTCAAAACGCGCCCACACGGCCACGGAGCGTCTTGGCAACCTGCCCGTACATGGCCAACGCAAATGCGTCTGATTCGTCGGGACTGCAGCCCAACATCTTCTCTAGGGTGATCTCCGCACTGTCCGGATTCTTCGCACGCTTAGGCGGTAACCACATCCTGCCAGACTCGTCGTATTGTAATGGCAATGGCGCCAACTGCCTACGTAACTCCGTTTCAGTCACTGGAATAGCGAATGGCTTGTTCATCGCCGGGTCCAATCGCTCGCGAATAGCCCAGTACATCTCGCATCGCTTGTTCTTGAATGCGTATTTTGTCTCGTCTTCGCCCTCTCGCTGCTTAAGCGTCTTCCTCGCACGAGTACGCTTGGCGGTCGCGGCCGCACCGAACCGTATAGCGTTTACGTGATGCCCGTATTGGTCCCGCAATAAATCCACGTGCTGCTTCCCGCCGCCACCAGCATCAAAATACACATCCTTGGCAGATAGCTTGTGCTTCGCCATATACGCCATTGTATGCTTGGGAATGTCTGAAGTGTCAGGGGTCTTCACTGATACCAACTCAACAATACCTTCCCGGGAGCATATGCAATACGCCGTACTGTCGCCTCCCTCGGCAGGGTCAACACCCATGGTCCATCCAACCTTGTTGTATGCCGTGCGAGCAAATTCAGCAGACATGGCGAGCCATTCCGGAGGATACAGCAAGACCTCCTTGCCACGATAGAATTCGCCATCAAGGCTAATCGACTGCATCATCGGGTCCCAATTGGTCCGACGCTCGATGTACTCATTGATGCCGATTAGCCCAGGTACCACCATCGGCTCTGGGGGATTCTGCTTGTTCTTCAGCTTCCACGATAGAGCCAACCGCTTGTATTCCTTGCCCGACAATACGCCCCTGGGGTATTTGTCACTCTTGACCAGGCAGGGCTCCGGCTTACGCTTGCCTTCCCTTATCTCCTGGAGTCCGGCCTTGACGTTCGGGCTGTCTTCAGCGCGGACGTGGATGACATTCGTCCGTAATCCATCACCAGTAATGGACTTGACGTTTCCTGCCTCTGCCTTCTCCTGGAAGAAATTGGCGCATGGAAACGGATTGCCGATGATGAGAATACAGTGAGCCCACGTCTTGCACGACTCGTAGACCGTGTTTTTGATGCCAGACGACTCATCTAATACCACGAGCGTGCGTGGTATATTCAGGAATTGTGGCAGGTGCCTACCTAGGAGGGCTTCACCCTTGGTGACCGTCTGGCCGATAAGCTCGGATTTGTCGACAAATTCCCCTTGATTGTCGACCTGGCGAATGTGCATGTGGTTGTATTGCAGGGGGAGCGGATGCCGACTGGTGTTTATCAGCTGCCGAATTTCCCCCCATAGCACATCATTAAGCTGATTGCCACTCGCACTAGTGGTAACCGTGCGGGCAGGCCTCCGAGAGCATTGCCACCACAACGCAATGAATGCGGCAATGTAATCCTTACCCAAAGCGTTGCCAGCCGGGATAACTGTCTCATAGTTGGCCACAACGCTGTCTATGATTTCCCGCTGGTAGCTGGCCAACACCATATCAGGCCAACACATACGTTGGAAATCATACGGATCAATGAACGACATACGCTATCCACGATGAGACTGAGACACAGTATCTATTACTATCTCTACCAGTCCACAGACACCGCTGTCAAGTGCAATCCGCCATCTCACCGGCTGCCAGATACATCGTCTCTACCCTGCCCCTGAGGCATAGTCTCCGCTAATCGCTTGTCCCAATCGATGAATACCTGCGTGTTAATCGTGGGTTGCAGCAGATTGAAGTAGTCCATCGCCAACCGGATCATCGCACCCTTCTGCACAAATTTCAACTCAACTTCCTGGCCAACCACCTTCCCCTCATCGTCCAGCGTGTTCCGGCACTTGATCCCATCAATACACCGCCTAACCTGCGGAGGCAACTTGCGCAAGTCGTCAATGCTGATCCTGCCATTCTCGTCACAGAAATCGACCGGGTCGCGGAATACGCAATAGGCCAATTCCTGCAAGACGTTTTCCACGGTAAGCTGCTTGCCGAAGTCAATTTCCTTCAGAGCCTTGCCAAGGGCCCGCTTGATGCTCCGCTTCCGCATCAGCTTACCTGCCTGCGCAGCAGCACATTTCGGCGAATACCCAGCAGCAATAGCAGCTTTAGCCCCGTCCATGCAGATCAAATATTCCTGCACAAATCGCCGTTGCCTATCAGTAAGCTTCTTCAGGTCAGTACCCCTGTCTAATAATTCAGTACTAGCCATTGCCTATTACCCCCATGCCCTCCATTAACCGTATTGTGCCTTATATCATGGAATATCTGTACTACATTGCCTTTGTAGTGTCTGTACCTTTATTACTTCTCGGCATAATTCCGTCACCATGTCATGGGAGCAATCCGTATCCGGATTACTGGCCCATTGCTCCAGAATCTGGATCATGGGATAGAATTCCTCCATGCTTCGCGTGTTCAAATTAACACAAAAGACGTGGCCGTTGCAAGGCGACCACACTACGGCCCGTCGTGGCTTGCTCATTGCATTTCCTGTCCTTATGAGACACCGGGGGACAAATAGGTGGACAGAATTGTCTCCTAATACGGCTTTATCCGTGCTGCTTATTATTTTCGCTTCATCGCAGCCTCTGGCGTTGCGTAGCATTGCTCAGCCAGCAGGTCGAACTCAAAACCTCTCACATCGCGACATCGTACCGTACCTTCGTCGTTGTCATCAATGGCACAGCACACGAATCCACGACCAGCCTCTGTGGTGTATAGATTCATCCCTGGCGTAATCGGTACTCCATCGGCCGTCTTCGGTAGCTTGTCGACGATGGCTTGCAGCCGCTTGATTTCCTTGGCCGCCTTGTCGAGTACGCTGGTTATATCGTCCGCCTCCGAATTGGTCAGCGGCTCGCTGTCCGTGAGATGGTCCAGCACCTCGACGGCGTCGGCTATCCGTTGCGTCAGTGTCATCCCTCCGTCTCCTCCGTGTCTTGGTTGGTTGTTTTAACCCGCCCAATTCCCCATCCGCCGTCCTCGTCCCGCCATTCATAGCCTGGCCGGCACTCGCACGGATCTCCGTAACACAGCCACAGTCTCTCTATCCGGCACCCACAATCTGGATCGCCATAGGCGTCGGTGCGATAGAGTCCGTCGTATCCATTCTCTCGCAGGTACGACTCCAGAATCTCCTGGCAGGTCGGAGGTAGGTCGCTCGTTTGGTTTTCACTCATCACTTCGTATCCTCGTGTCTCCTTGGTTGGCTTTCCGTTCATCTACCACGGCAATTCCCGCCGCCGCAGATGTTCCAGTTCGTCGGGCCACTCGTCCCAATCGCCTCCCTTTTTGTCCTTGAGTCTCAGTGGCTTGCCGTTCCATAATGGCCGTCGCCCGAACTGCTTGACGAAGACGTCCGCGTCGGCCGCGTCGCATTGCTGGACGATCCGTTCGATCCATTCGACATGGCACGGCCTCGCCCTAGGCCCAGACTCGCCGCCGATGATGACGCACCGCGCACCGGCACAAGCGACGGGTGGCATGCTTAACGATATCCGGCCGACGAGCGGCTCGACGGACAGGAAGGTTTTCATCCCCATGTCTCCGAGGTGATAGCTGTCCGGGCCACGCGAGTCGGCCGACCGCTGGTCCTCGACCGACGTTCCGATCCAGACATTCGGCAACTTGAGCGGATCGGCCCAGTGTTCTGGGTCCTCGAAGAATAGCTTGCACAGCGTGTCACAGGCTCGCCGCACTGTCGGCGTAACATGTTCCGGTCGCTTCGTCAGCAGCAAGTATTGCAGGGCGTCGGTCCGGGCGATCGTATCGCACAGCCGCACCCGCAGCGGATCGAGGTCATCCCGCTCCTCGAAGACATCGCACATCGACCCGACGAAGACCGACTCGGTGTCGTCGTTGATCGCCGCCCTGCGGTCCCACGATTCGAGTTGTTTCCACGCTCTCTCGCTTGCGGGCACGCGAACGCCGTCTGGCCCCCACGTCCCAAATACGGCCGGATTCCGCCTCGCTTGCAGCTCCGCATAACAGTGCTCGCACCCAGTCGAGACCTTCGCGCATCCTCTCCACGGATTAAACGTGTGGTCACACCATGCGATTGTCGTCTTCTCGCCCATTATTATCTTCCTCCGTGTCTCCGTGGCAGTCTTCCCCGGCATCACCCAGCGACGGCAAGCTGAAGTGTTTTGGTAGTCGATCCGCCAGCCGCGCCTCGTGATAGCCGATGCACCAAGCTACTCGCAATGTATCCATGCTTCCGTGCCTAGGGTACGGACACTCGGGCCCATCGCCGTTATGATACGCACACCGCCCCGCGAGTCGCGATTCGCGACTCCTGACATCGCTGTTCCACAGTGGCTTCACAGTCATTATCCTCCGGCTTCCTGATTTCGGTTTGCTGGATTCCTTACTCGTCCCGGTGGTTAGCCACGCAGACAAAGCAAGTCACCGCTCCGGCAACCAGCATGCATAACACCATCCGCAGCGTGAAGGCGAGCCCGCCGCCCGTCCTGATCCATTCCGGGCCGACGTGGTAGATGTACGTCCCCGCCAACCCGACACATCTTGCCATCGATGGCCTTCTGTAGCTCGGCGACTTTCCGTGTCTGGCATTTGTGCCCGTGGGCTAGCGACAACATCACTCCGTCTCCTCCGTGTCTCCGTGGTTACTTACCTCAATCCAACACGCGCCGCTCCCGTTCTTCCGCGTCGAGGTCGCGTTGATAGTGGATGCGGTAGACGCCCGGCGGCAAAACGACGTTGCCGTGCTCCGGGTGGGTGATCGTGCGCTCTTGCGTGCAGTGCAGCACCGGACCATCGAGCGGCCCCGCGTCGGCGACACGGTACACGAGCACGCCATCTAGGGCGTCGAGGCAATGCCGACTGCCCTGCGTACTGCCGGGGACGAGTTGCAGCGACGGCGTGTCCTCGGCCGTCGCGCCGGTCGGCACGTCGCCCAGCAGGGTGATGTAGACGTCGCCCTGTCTCCAGCAGTCGCCCGGCGTCGCCGCCTCGGGGAACCGCTGCGGTTGGTCGTTACGGATTGCCTCGGCCGTTTCCTGAATCATTTGAAGTTCTTGTGCGGTCGCGCTCATTACGAAGCTCCTATAATGCTGACGTTTCGGTTTCCACCCAGCCACTGTTGGGCCTGTTCACAACTAGTGATTTCGCGTGGTACGTGCATGGCGAAGACTTTGGCGGTCGACGGACACGAGCAGACGAGTCTCCGTTGCCCGTCGCGTGCCTCCATCAGGGCCTCGCGCGTACCGTCGACATCGTTGCGTTGCTTATCGACGACCGTAGCTCCCGTCTCGGCCAGGTAGCGCGGCCAGCCGTAGCGGTCGATCCGAAGGCGTTGCACCTCCGCATTCTCCTCGCCGTGTATCTGATCGAGGGTCTGTGTCTCGGGCCGTATGACGATTTGCTCGTCGACCGCGACGCCGTCGATGTGCCACAACTGCCATCCATCGCGCCAAGTGATCGACGGCCCGGCTTCGTTGTGCAACCGGCCCTCTTGCAGGTGCAGCTCCGCCGGGCGATCGGCCAGCGCGGCGAATCGGTCTCCGTAGATGCACCAGGACGCATTGAGCGCGTGCTGCTCGTCGGCGGCGAATGCTTCCAGCAATCGGTCATCCCAGTGGCACACATCGCGGAAAAACGAGACGTATGCATACCAAGATGCCCATAGGTTGCCGCCACGATAGGAACGTAGGACTTGACCCCCGACTTGCGAATGGACTTGCTTCCGGACTTGCGAATAGACTTGACCCCCGACTTGCGAATGGACTTGCTTCCGGACTTGCGAATAGACTTGACCCCCGACTTGCGA